CTTACTACAATTTGTTTATGTGGTTGCATAGAAAAAAAGGCTATGTAGAATCTCCAACTGCAACAGAAGTAGAATCTTTGGTTAATACTTGGACTGCAACAAGTGTAGGTGCAACCATAACATCAATGTTAAACACATCAACTTTATATGTTGGTGGTACTCCAAGCAGATATACAAAGTTAGATTTAAAACTAAGAACATCAAGTGGGTTTTCTTATAGTGCTTCTGTGCAATTAAATGGAACAGAGATTTACAATAGTGGAAGTGTTACTGGAGACTTAGATATAACAAAAGATGATTTAGGTACATCACAAGGTAGTTATAATGTTATCATACAATCAGCTCAAAACGTTACATTCTCAGAAGTTACTTGGGATATTGGATATAGGCTTTTAGCTGGTTTAGAAACATTTAATACTTATACATCTGCTATTTTTTCTCACACAAATGCATTTGATTTTATTATCACACAACAGATACCAGATTTAAAATGTATTGATTTCTTAACTGGTATTTTTAAAATGTTTAATCTAACATCTTATATTGATGACGATACAGATGAGGTAATTGTTAAAACTTTAGATAACTATTATGCTGGAGGTACTTCTTACGATATAACAGAGTTTGTTGATAGAGGTAAAAGCTCTGTAAATGTTGCTTTGCCATTTAAAGAAATAACATTTGAACATGGAGATACAAAAACACTTTTAGCTAGTAAACATTCACAACTATTTAACAACACTTGGGGAAAGATAGAGTACACAAATGGAGAGAGTTTAGATGGGAAAATATACAAGGTTAAAACACCTTTCTCTAATATGCTTTATGAAAGATTAACAGACTTAGATACTGGTACATTAACATCTATTCAATATGGTCTGTATGTGGATGACAATCAAGCATCTTATTATGGTAAACCTTTATTGTTTTATCCAGTTAGAAATAGTGGTAATAGCATATCTTTTTTAGATACTACAAGTAGCCATTCAGAAGTAACGCAATATAATGTACCATCAAATAGTGTTGCATTATCATCAGCAACAAGCAAGTATAATATCAACTTTAATAATGAGATAAATGAATATACTTTAGACAATACATTTACAGATACTTTATTTGAAGCATACCATAAAGACTATATTTCTGATGTGTTTGATGTAACAAACAGACTAACTAAATTAACTGCTTATTTACCTCTAAGAATCTTACTCAATTACACACTAGCAGACAGATTTAATATTAGTGGTACAACGTATAAGATAAATAGCATTAAGACAAATATGCTTACTGGTAAATCTGATTTAGAGTTGTTAAACGACATCTATACACCACCAGCACCAGCGATACCACCAGATACAACACCTCCAACTGCACCAGTAATTGGCACACCAATAGTAGGAACAAATACAGTTAATTTCTGTTGGGGAGCATCAAGTGATGGTACTGGAGTAGGTGTAAAAAGTTATTCTGTTACACAAGATGGAGTGCTTGTACAAAGAGTTACTGCAACACCATATAGAGATACTTATTGTGTTACAATAACTGGTTTAACAAGTGGAACAACTTATGCATTTGGAGTAACTGCAACAGACTTTAATGGCAATGAATCAACAACAACAATAAATGTAACAACGTCATAATGATAAAAGAAATATTAGAGTTATTAAAAGATACGGATTGTAAATCTGAGATAGTACAAATAGCAAAGGGAAAGAATAAGTTTCCAGAAAGTTTTAAAGAAGTATTTAAAAGACAAAAACAAGAATTGAAATGGAAAAAGTAGTAGTAGAATTAGAAGCTAAAACTGCCAAAGCTGAGGCTGGTTTAAATGACGTAGTTGATGCTATAAAAAGTTTAAATAAAGCAGTAGTTGATTCTAATAGTAAAACAGAAAAATCTTTAAAAGATGTAGAAAATCAATCTAAAAAAAGCACTAATATTGTTAAAAAATTAGCTAAAGGTTTTACTGGTGTTGGATTAGCTATGAAAGCAGCTGGATTTGCTTTAATAATAAAAACAGTAAATGCTCTTGGAAGTGCTATGACATCAAATCAAAAAGTAGTTGATTTAATGAGTAGTGCTTTTGAAACCATTAGTATTATTCTAAGTCAAGTTTCAGATGTTTTTATATCAATGTTTGAAAAAGTATCTGACTTAACTGGTGGTTTTGATGCATTGCGAAAAGTGCTAAGTGGTGGTTTATCAATAGCAATTAATATTGTAGTTGGTGCTATTCAAGGAATTGTTTTAGGTGTACAGAAAGCACAATTAGCTTGGGAAAAATCATTCTTTGGAGATGGAGACCCTAAAGAAATAAAAAGATTAAACTTAGCAATAACAGAGACTCAAGAAAAACTTGTAGAAACTGGAGAACGTATTTCAATTGCTGGTAAGCAAATAGCAAATAATTTTGTAGAAGCAGTAGGAGAAGTTGGTTCTTTAGCACAAGGTGTTGCAGAAGCAGTTTCAGAATCTATTGAAAAAATAGATGTAAAACAAGCTATATCAGATGGTAAACGTATTGCTAATGCAAAAAAGAATTTTGAACTTTTAGCATTGCAACAACAAAGATTGGTTGAAAAGTATGATTTACAAGCAGAACAACAAAGACAAATAAGAGATGATGAAAGTAAAAGTATAAATGAAAGAATACTTGCCAATCAAAAACTTGGAGAAATACTTTTAAAGCAAAATGAAGCAGAAAAACAAACTGTTCAATCAAGAATAGATGCACTTAAAGAAGAAGAAAGATTAAAAGGAAAAAGCATAGAATTAACAAATCAAATATTTGAACTAGAGACTGAAATGATTGCTATTGATGCTAAAGTAGCTGGTTTTAAATCTGAACAATTAACCAATATAAATTCTTTAAAAAGAGAACAATTAGAATTAGAAAAACAAAATGAAGAAACTAGATTAGATGAATTACAAGCAAGAGCTGATAGAGAAAATGAAATAGAACAGAAAAAAATTGCAGTAAAAGAAAAAGCATTTCAAGATGCATTAACAATAGTTAATGAAGAATCAAAAGTAGGTAAAGCAATACTTGTAGCTAAACAATTATTATTAGCTAAAGAAATGATAATGGAGGTAAAAGCAACTTTGTTTAGTGCAAAAAATTCAGCTACAAAAGTAGCAGTTAAATCAGCAGAAGCTGGAGTAGATGTTTCTGCTGGAGCAGCTAAATCAGCATCGGCAGCACCTTTCCCAGCTAACATTCCTTTAATATTAGGTTACGCAGCACAGGCAGTAGGTATAGTATCTGCAATAAAAGGAGCAATAAGTGCATCAAAACAAGCAACAAAAGGTTTAGGTGGTAGTGTAACAACACCATCTGTGCCAACTGGAGCATCTACACCACCATCATTTAATGTAGTTGGTCAAAGTGATACTAATCAATTAGCAGCAGCTATAGGAGGACAATCACAACAACCAGTACAAGCATACGTAGTAGCAAACGATGTAACAACTGCACAAAGTATGGATAGAAATATAATTGATGATGCAAGTTTAGGAGATTAAAATATAAAATAACACTAAAAAAATATTATATAAATATGAAGTTAATTGAACTTATTTTAGATGACGATGAAGCAATAGGAGTAGAGGCTATTTCTGTTGTTGAAAATCCAGCAATTGAATCAGATTTTGTTGCACTTAAAACACAAGAAATAAAACTTGCTGAAATAGACAAAGAGAAACGTTTGTTAATGGGTGCTTTACTTATACCAAAGAAACCTATTTACAGAAAGTCTGGAGAAGATGAATACTATATTTTCTTTTCTGAAAAGACTGTTGCAAAAGCGTCTCAAATGTATTTACAAAATGGTAATCAATCTAATTCAACATTAGAACACAATTCAGAATTACAAGGATTAACACTTGTTGAATCTTGGATCGTAGAAGATAAACAAAAAGATAAGACTGCTTTATATGGCTTAGATGTACCAGTTGGAACTTGGATGGGTAGTGTTAAGGTAGAGAATGAAGATGTATGGAATAACTATGTAAAGACTGGTAAAGTAAAAGGCTTTTCAATTGAAGGTTACTTTGCAGATAAAATGGAAAGACCAAACGAAGAACTAAAAGAACATTTAATGCAATATCCTCACACTATGTACGATCCTAAGACTGGTGCAAGTGTTAAGATAATGACAAAAGAAGAACACGATAAATACACTAAAAAAGGTTGGACACATAGTAAGCCAAAACAATACGAAGAACAATTAGCATCATATACAGACTATCCACAAGGAGCAACAAACAATGCAAAAAGAGCCTTAGCTTGGGTTGAGAAGAATGGATGGGGAAGTTGTGGAGAAGCAACTGGAAAGAACAGAGCAAATCAGTTAGCAAAAAGAGAACCGATAAGCAGAGATACAATTGCTAGAATGGCATCATTTAAAAGACATCAACAACATAAAGATGTACCTTATTCAGAAGGGTGTGGTGGACTTATGTGGGATGCTTGGGGTGGTACTGCTGGTGTTAATTGGGCATCAAGAAAGTTAGAAGATTTAGAGAAGCTAGAAGAACTTAAAAAACTATTATCATAATGAGGGCAGTATATTGTAAATGTAAAAACACTTATTCGATAGATTGTAAGAATACTACTGATAAAAGTTGTAAGACTCCAGAGTATTGGAAACAAGGCATAGGAAGGATAAGTGCAACAGAAGAAGAAGAATAGGAAACTGAAAATACAAAATTAACAAGTAAATTAATTATATAAATATGAACACAGACAGAACATTATTAAACAAAGCAAGAGTTTTACTTGGATTAGAAGTAAAGCTAGAGCAAATGAAGCTAGATAATGGTGCTATCTTAGAAGCTGAAGTATTTGAAGCTGGTGCAGAAATCTTTGTTGTTGCAGATGACGAGAGAGTTGCAGTACCAGTTGGAGAATATGAAGTAGAAGGTAAAACTATTGTAGTTTCAGAAGAAGGTATCATTGGAGAGATTAAAGAAGCTGGATCAGAAGAAGAAGCACCAGCAGAAACAGAAGCAGAAGAAGTTGAAGAAGAAGAATTATCAACTGAAACTGCATCTCCAAAGAAGATAGTTAAATCAATATCAGAAGAAATGTTCTTCTCAGAGATTGAGAAACTAAGAACTGAAATCAACGAACTAAAACTTTCTAAAACAGAAGTTGTTGCAGAAGAAGTAGTTGTTGAGTTATCAGAAGTAAAGGAAGATAAAGTAGAATTATCTGCTGAAGAAGTTGAAGGAATTACACATACTCCAGAAAACTTATCTGACAAAAAAGAATTAAACCTTTATTCTCAAAAAGGGAATAAAAACACAACAAGAAATAGAATATTTAACAAATTAAACAAATAAAAAATGAGTTTATCAATCACTTCCTCATATAGCGGGGAATTTGCATCTAAGTATGTATCAGCGGCTTTGCTATCTGGAAATACAATCGCAAACAACTTAATAGAAGTTAAGCCAAACGTAAAGTTTAAAGAAGTATTAAAAAGAGTAGATTTATCTGGTGCTATTGCAAATGCATCTTGTGATTTTACAGATGCTGGAACTGTTGCTTTAACAGAAAAGATTATTGAGCCAAAAGAATTACAAGTAAATTTAGAATTGTGTAAAACTCCATTTCAATCTGATTGGGAGGCAGTATCAATGGGATATTCTGCACACGATAACTTACCAGCTACTTTCTCTGATTACTTTATCGGATTAATGTCTGAATCAATTGCAGAGCAAACTGAAAAAGATATCTGGGCTGGTGTAGCTGGAGCTGGAACTTTTGATGGTTT